TTTTACGGCTTTTTGTAATAATTCGGCTTAATTTCTAAAATTATTTGTAACAATTGCCAGGATTTCTACCCTTTTTGTAATAATTCGCCCCTTTGTAACAATTTGCCCTATATATTTCTTTTTTTTGTTTTCGCTTTGTTACAGTTTACGGCTTCGCCTGATGTCTCACAATTTTTTTACCCCAAAGTCGGCATTTTAAAGGCTTGGTAGGGGGCGTAGAATGTATAGAACTTAAAATTAGAGCAATAGACTATAAATTTCTGGAATAATGATCGTTTCACCGCTGGATTATGAGTTATATTCTCGTGTAACTGGGCAACCTATACCTATGTCTGCAGCTGAGCGGATGAAAATGGCTCCTGTAGTGAACGAATTTACGAAAAATTATACAAAAGCTCAAAATCGTCAGTCTATGGGTAGAAATATCCTAAAAATAGGAGCACTAGGGGCGTTAGGGGCTGGTATGTACTATGGATTGAAAGGTTCAAGAGATTTTGGTACCCCAAGTCAAGAATTAGGACAAGATTTAGTAGAAACTTCGACTGCATCTAACTTAGTTCAAAATGCAGCAGAAAAAGCAGCTGCATCAACAGCAACAAATACAATTAGTCAATCAATTACCACAGATCAAACACCAGAACAAACTGATGAGAACGCAGCTGTAACATCAACACCAACAACGCAGCTGAATACCAATACTTCAATGGAAGAGGCTGTAAAGAAGCCAACACCTAATATTGACGCTGCACTTAAAAGAAAGAATGTTCGAAAACCTACGCCATCAGTTGCTAGAGGCAGATACCAGCAATATGAGACAACAACAAATCCTGAAGAGAGACAAGAAAGAAATTTAGCAGCTATGGTTGGTGGTGGGGAAATTTTTCTTGGACAATCAGAAGGTGCTGGAGAAGTTGTTAAAACAAAAGAAGCTCAACTATATGGAGATAAAGGAGAGAAGAAACTTTTAGGAAAATATGTAGGAATGATGAAAAATGTAGATCCTCTTCTTAAGGAAGTATCAGGACAGACTACTGATACTACTGGTCCAGAGTTATTAGTTGATGATACTTTTGGCTCTCCACTAGTTGGACACCCTGATCTCCCTCCTGGAGAAGATGATATTACACTACCTGGGGCAATGAATACATCTGCTACAACAAATTTGGGATATGTAGATCCTAAGAAAGTTATGGCTATGGCAGTAATTAGTTCAGGAAATGTAAGTGATGTATTAAATAAAGAATTGTCTAAAAAAACTCCTGAAGAAAAGTTAGTTATTGCAGGGGAAATTGAGAAAAGAAGAACACCAAACCCATTAGAGCAAAGAGCTATAGATAACGAATCTGCTATGGACTCAATGAGGTTATCAGATGAAGAAAGAGAAAAGGAATCTATAAGACTTGGAAGTACTGGTGGGATACCAAACAAGACTGATATGGAGAAAATAAGAAAGTCTCCTGAATTTAAAGCTGCTCAAAAGTCAATGAAACCTAAATCTACCAGTGAAAAGGTGGATGATTTTACAGCTAAATTTGTTGAGGGTGCAAAGTCAGATATCATCAGAGGTCAAAGAAGTAATCAGTCATTAGGTTTAACAAGCATTCCTGCAACTAATGGAGATGCTCAAACAGGTTTTGTTCTCGCTAATAGACCCCTCGATCAATCTCCAACTACTGCAACTACCTACAATTTTGGAGTAGATGCTTCAGGTGAAGATTATTTGAAAGATTATCCAGTAACAGAGCAAAATTTTGATGCAATGATGGACAGAGGTTTAGGTGAGTCAAAAAGGAAAAAAAGACAAGCAGGCCAGATATTCTCTTATCTGAAAGAAGCTGATAGAAACGTGACAGGTCAAGCCCAGCTTGGAGAATTTGGAAAGATTGATCCAAATTTCAAATTACCAAGTAGGCGTGATTAATGACCTTTGCTAGATTTAAAGTATTAACAACAAAATCATGACTAAATTTTTACTACCAATCGCAATCAACGTAATAAACAAAGCGGTTGACAAAATTCCTGAAGATCTTGATGATTTATTAAAAAAATTCGTCGTTTCTCTTCTAAAAAAAGCTGCTGCCAAAACTGGCAATAAAGTAGATGACTTACTAGTTGCACAGTTGGAGAAAGCCTTATTTGAATCCTAATTATGGTCAAAGTTGTAAACCTAAATAGAAGACTAAAAACTCCAGCTGATAAGGTTGCTTTCCAAGGAAAAAATCCTGCAAATAGAACCACTGGTCCTAATACTGTAGGAGAACTTCAAGATCCTTGGAGAGGTACTCTTGATAATAATCCTTTAAATGATGACTTTTATCAGAGTTCTTATACATTTACAGGAGAAGCACCTGAAGTACAAAAGAAACTAGATGGTTTGCAATTTGAATATGGTAATGCTTTTGAAGAAGGTAATAGTCAATTTGCTTCAGATTTTTTAAGCAAATATTCACGAGCTTTAGGGGGAACTAACAGTGCAGAGGATAAAGGTTTGATTGAGGAGGATAGAATAGTAAGACCAGAGAATTTATCTCAGATAGCTACAGAACCAGCAACTCGTGCTAATGCTATCCAAGATCAAAACGTAGCTGGTAAATTCCCAAGTCAAGAGGTAAACGTCTAATGGTTGCAGGACTAGCATCAGCATCAGCAACAACAGCAGGTAAACGTGCTGTATCTAAAATGGCTGGTGATGCTTTAATAAAATTTTTTCAAAATATAGGACCACAAACTGCAGCTGCTGTAAGAGGTGTAGGTAAAGAGATAGCGGAAGTAGGAGCAGAACAGGCTGCTAGAAATGTTTTAGGAGGAAAAGTAGGCGGTCTTACTGCAGAACAACTTGCAAAGACCCCATTAATTCCTGCAGTGGGAAGAAGTCTTACTGGATCTGCAGCAGGGATTGAAAAAGCTGCTTCACTTGCTCAAAAGATTGCACCTGTGGTTGCCACTGGAGCCACAGCAATTTATGGACAAAGTGTAATTGATAATATTTTTGATCAACAAGGTATAGGTTCACAACCTTTCAGAGGTAGAAAATCTGGTAATTCAGATTTTGATAGTTTTATACATGCACAGGCATTAGAGCAACAAAGACTTGAAAATGAAATGGCAGTTATAAGACAGAAAGCAGTTTTATCTGTTCCAAGTCCAGTACAAATGGCACAGGCTGAAAAGCTTATCACAGAATCTGGAGAGGCTACAAATAGAGAAGTCTTAGGTGTGGCTAGAAGTATCTACGGTACTGGTCTACGTGCATAGAATTTATAATTATAAAAAAGGTAATTAGTAATGAGCAGCTCGTATTTTGATACTTCCAAATATTTAAACCAAGAAGTTTCTAAATCTCCATTTAGTTTTGGTAGCGATACGAATCTATTTGATTACAAAAAGATCCTTAATAAAAATGAAAAAAAAGAAGAGCCTGATGAGGGTAAGAAAGACGAAGTTAAAGGATTTTTAGCAAAACAGGTGGATAATGTTAAATCTTATTTAGAAGCTACTAAAGAAAATAAATCTGAGGAAGATAAAGATAGAGATCTTATTAGAGAATTAGCAGGTGTAAATAATCAAACTATGAGGTTCGGGGATTCGACAAAAGGTTTTGCAACTGAAGTAGCTCAAGGTTTAAATATTTTTCAACCTGGAAGTGCAGCTCAACAAATGTTTATACCAGGTGAGAAAGCACAGGGTAAATCTCTTGGACAGCGACTTGCAGGTGCTGCAGTAGGGTTAGGTAAAGGACTTTTAACTGGAACTCCTCATGGAGGAGCAATAGGTGCAGGTATTGGTTTCTTCTCATAAAACCAATATTTGGTTAATTTAGAATATCACTAATAAGATTTATTAGAAGTAGAGAAAATGCCACTCCCATTCGCTGGTGCATTGTTACCTTTCTTAGCTAAAGCAGGTACTGCAGCAAAATTACCCATGTTACTTAGGACTGCAGGTATTGTTGGTGGAGCTGCCCCAGGATTACTTAGAGGAGATTTAGGAAGTGCAGTTACAGGAGGAGCACTTGGTGCAGTAGGTACCCTTGGTATGGGAGGTGCTGCTAAAGGATTAACAGGAGCTGCTGCCAAAAAAATATTTGCTGAAGGAACTAAACGTGGTTTAAGTAATCAAGCAATAGCACAATTACAGGGAGTTGCTCAAGCTGGTATTCCTCTAGCTGGGGGTTTAGCTCTTGGTAGATTAGCTGGAGGTAGTTTCGGAGGAGGAACTGGTAATGTTGGTAGAGCAGGTGCTGGTTTATTAGGTTATGGTTCAGTTAGAGGAGAAAATATGGCTGCAGGTGGGGTTCCATTACCACCTGGAATGGGTCAGTATGGAGGTATATCTCCAATAGGTGATCCTTTAAATGTTCTTAGTCCTTTAGGTCTAGATGCAGGTCGTCGTTTAAGAACTGTTAAAGATGCAGAAGCTTTGAGAGATGCACAGAATATTCTCTTACCAACAGTCAGAAAATATGCTGAGCAGGCTAAGAGAGATGAGTTTGCTAGAAACATGGCTGCTGCTGGAATTAAAACTAATATTGCACTTAATGCAGAACTTACAAAAGCTATGCAACAAGCTGGATTACAAATGGGTCAAACTGCAGCGGCACAAGCAGGAGCTGCCATCACTGCTCCTTATCAGTACTAAAGTATGTCTGAAAGAAAAGCAAACGCAAACGAAAGAGAAATTAAATCTTACTTAGATATAGCTAAGCGAGAAAATATACCGTTGTCACAAGTTGAGGCTTTTCTAATAGGAAAGCAAATAGATCCTACGGGATTTAAACCTATAGGGAAACCTGAAGTTCAAAAACCAGAAGGTCTTGGGGAAAACATACAATTTGCCCTCGGACAAACAAATCCACTTTTAAATATTGATACTGCTAAATTTCAAGAGCAAGAATTTGATGAAAAACGTGGAGTATATGTTGGAAAAAATAGACCTAAAGGTGTTTTTCGAGGCATAGCAGGATATGCTGATGCCCTTACTGGAAACCTTACAGACTTTGATAAACTCGGAGGTGGATTTTTATATACAAAAGGTCCATCAATTGCAGGATTTGGTAAAGCAGCTGAAAATAAAGAATTATCTACTAGTGCACAGAAACAATTAGAAAAACTATATGAGCCAGAAAAAACAGCATTAGAGGAAACTGATGAGTACAAAGAGTCCTTAAAAAGTATTTTAGGTGACAAAGAACTTAGAGCTTTACGAAGAAGTATAAGAAGAGAAGAAGCTATAGATAATCAATTACAATATATAGCTACAGAGCCTATAAGACAGGCATTTGCTAATAAGGCTGCAGAAGATGCTGCACAGAGAGGATTAAGAATTAGAGCTGCAAAAGAAGCAATGCCATCTAATATTCAAAATATAATGCTATCAAAACAAGCTCAGGCCGCAACTGCCTCTTCCGCTGAAGCAGAAAGAGCAAGGGCTGTAGCTGATCAACAAGATGCTGCAACCAGATTTGCAAGTCTTGGCATGCAACGTCGATTTGGTTAATTTAAACTAAAAGAATATTGAGAGGTAATTAATTATGGGAGGTAGGACTCCACCACCACCACAGATAATATATCCACCAGCTGCTCCACCACCAGCTCCTACTACGCAAGTCCCTACTCAGGCTCTTGCTAGTCAGTCAGCATTGAATGAGGTAAGTGGCAAGCAGCAAAGGTTGAATATGGAACTTGGGGCTCAATTAGATAGAACTAATGCAGAGTTTTTTGCTACTCAAGATATTAGGCGAGGTCAAGCAGGTGCTGCAGAACAACGTCTGACTATTGATAAAGCAGGAGAAGATACTCGTGCTACTGCAAGAGTTCAAGGTCAAGAGAATCGTGCCCAAATAGGTGAAACTGGACTTCAGTATAGAAAAGGATTACAAACAGCAGGTGCTGAAGATAGAAAGAGAGACTTGCAGCAAGAGATGTTTAGACGCTATAAAGAGAATAGAGATTACGAGCAGGCACAGAGCCAATATAAAACATGAAGAAATGGATTCAGACCTTATCTAACAAAGATCGTGAATCCTTTCTTGAATTTTGTAAAAAAGCATCAAGTCCAATACAGATATATTTATTTTCCCGTTTTTTAGGTTTTCAAGGGACAGTTGTGGAATGCAACGAATGGTCTACAAAAGAATTTAAAAAAAGAAATTTTAACGTAGTTTTAGAATCTGAAATAGATAATATGCAGATTGATATAAATAAATTACGTGATGCAATTGATATGGGAATAGTTAAACAGGATATGGGTGCAGCAAGAATCGCAATGCTCCAAAAAGAATTACGTGGAGCTATAAAACAAATAGAAGATAAAAAGATTTTGCAGGATAAACAGGGATTAATTCTTGCTGGTGCAGATAGAGCATTACGTGAGATGTTATCTATCTTTAGAGATGATCCTATCGAAGGACCTTTGCAAGAAGCATCGATGGGAGTATGGACAAAAATACTTCAGGAAGAATCCTAAGCAAAAGTACGCTAAGCTACATTTATGGCAGGTACAAGTATTTACAGCGTTTATAGACGCACAGCCAGAGCAGCTGCAAAACAACAAGTAGTCAAAAAAACTTCAACTGTTGATGTAGAAAGGGCTAGAAAAAATTTTGCATATTTTTGCGATGTTGTAGGGGGAAAACCTCCTGCCAAACACCACCTTGAGTGGCACAAATTTTTATGTACAGGAGATGACAGTGAATGTCTTAAGGGTATTGCTGGTCCTAATGTTGACATATTGGCTCCTAGAGGATCTGCTAAATCTACCGTATTAGGTTTATATACAGCATGGGCTATTGGCATACATGCTTTAAATAAAATGCCTTTAAAAATTTTATATATTTCATACACAGTTGATGTTGCTAGACCGAAGAGTGCAGCTATCAAAAGGATAATTGATGAAAGTAAAGTTTATAAAGAAATTTTTCCTACAGTAAAGATTGCTAAAGGAATTAATTCAAATGAGTATTGGAGTATAGATTGGAAGTTTGCAGGAATAAAATCTACTGGTGAAGAAGAATTTAGTGTTTGTTGTGCAGGACTTAAAGGTGCAGTTACTTCTAAAAGATCACATCTCTGCATTATTGATGATGCTATCAAAAGTGCTGATGATATAAAGAATAAAGATATCCGACAAGCTATGGAAGATAACTGGAACGCAGTTATTGTTCCTACTATGTTTGAAGGTGCTAGAGCTATTTGTTTAGGAACTAGATTTAGACATGATGATATTCATAGTAGAACTTTTCTTCCAGCTAATGGTTGGAAACAAATAGTACAATCTGCAATAACTGTAGATAAGGAAGGAGAGGAAACATCTTACTGGCCTGATATGTGGTCTTTAGATTACTTAAGTCAAAGAAGGAGAATAGCTCCTGTAGCATTTAGTTTTCAATATCAAAATCAAGTTGTCCAAACTAGTGAATTATCTTTGTCTCCAGACTTGATTGTTAAAGGAACTATATCTACGGATTTTGATGCTTTAGGAGTAGGTGTAGATTTATCAGCTGGAGTTAGAGAAAGAAATGATTATACTGTTTTTGTTATGGGTGGCCGAGTAAAAGATAAAATCCATATTATTGATTGCAAACGAGTTAGGGTGATGGGAAATTTAGAAAAATTAGAACTTTTAATGGAAATGATGGAAGAATGGGGAGTAATTATGAAAGATGGTAAAAATTATTTTCCTACAGGCACTTCCTTACATGTATGGTCTGAAGCTGTTGCATATCAGGCTTCTTTAGAAGCAGATTTTAAAAGAATATGTCAAACAGAGCAAGGTTTATATAATTTAATTTGGCATCCTGTAAAAGGTTTCCGTGGAGATAAAGTTGCAAGATTTCGTGGAATAATGGGACTTTTTGAACAAAGAAAAATTATTTTTAATAAGTATCGAAAGTTTGGAGCATTAACAGACGAGATAGTAAATTTTGGTGTTAGCTCACATGATGATTGCGTAGATGCTCTAGTTTGGCTATGTAATGGGTTAATGACTCGTGGAAAACTTGAGTTAGAGTATTGAGGATTTAAACTAGAAGTATTAACAATGCCAGAACCAACTTTTTACAAACTTGAACTTGAGCAAGATGCTTATGGTTCAGCTGTGATTTCATTACCCGATGAGCTATGTCATGACATGGCACTCCAACCAAATGAAAGATTTGATGTTGAAGTTGAAGGAGATGTAATCACTTTGAAGCGTTTACATGCTGGGTATGTCATTGACCAATAGCAAAGGGATCTAATTAATGGAGAGTAATAGTAAAGCTGTTCTCGATGAAATGATTAAGTCCGTCATAACTCGTGACGGAAAAGGATCAGCTGACACAATGCTGGTTAGTTCTCACTTATCCCAAATGAAGATGTTTGGTATAAGACAGGGAGTTGAGTTTTATCCGCAGCAAGATAATTTTGGTACACAGAGATTTGATTTTATTCAGCAAGTTATAAAGTTTAATCAATTAGATGCGAGATTAGATGCAATATGGGATAGATTCTTAGCCTATGGAAAAGGTTTATTTTATATAAGACCAACAAAAAAATCTTACAGAATTTATTGGTTTAATAAAGATTCTTATAGGACATATTATTCACCTGAAGGAGAACTAGAAGAAGTAATCATTATTTATCCATATAAGGTTAGATCCTCGAAAGGTTTTGCTGGGGTTGGTTTAAATACTGATAAAAGATATATGAGATTAAAAATTACGGCTACAGAAATAGAAGAATATCATGCAGAACAAGAAATAACTTTTGATCAAGAAAATACAAATTTTGCAACTTTTGATAAAAAAATTGTAGAAAATACTATGGAGTTTATTCCATGTGTTGAAGTATTTAATAATCCTGATGCTTTCGGTACTGATGGTTCAGGTGAGTTTGATTTTATTGCTAATCAAATTACAGCTCATGATGAGATGGTCAAAAATATTAGAGCAAACTTATCATTCTTTGGTAATCCAACTCTTTTATCTTCTAGACCAAAACAAGATATTGTAGAAAGTGATTCTGAAACAGCACAAAGACCAAGTATATCTAGTCAATCAGGTTTTGCTTCTAATGTTGATTTATTTAGTTCAACATATAAACAAGATCCAATAACAAGACAGCAGCCAGGTTATGCAGGAAGGCCAGGTAGTGGAATGAGAGTTCCTAGAGTTATAGCAAACTTAGAACCATCAGATAGAGTTGGATTTATAACTCCAAATGCTGTTAGTTCTGATCAAGCTAGATTCTCTGAACAACTAAGAAGTGAAATTAGATTAGCTCTTGGAGGTATAGATGATTTAAGTATCACTAACGTAACAGCTACAGAAATTAAGTCTGCTTATGGACGTGTAAGTGCTACCGCTAAGAAAAAATGTTTACAGATTTATCAGTATGGAATTTGTAAAGTTTTTGAATTAATTATTTTCCAAGAAGAACAAATTTTTAGAAAATCCTTAGCGTTTACTTCAGGAATAAAATATCCTGAATTACCAGAAAATACAGAAGATCCTAAAGCTTTAGAGAAGTATGAAAAACAAAAAATTAAATATGAACAGAAACTTCAACAAGCTATTGATACTGCAGTAGAAACAAGAGAGATTCCTGATGGTGTATTAGGACTAGCACCTGACGGAGATAGAACAGTTCTTTGGAGATGGATGGGTCCTGTGTATGAAGATACAGCACAGGATAAACTCAATCAATCCATCTTTACTAGAAACCTTCAAGAATTGGGGGTTGATAGTATAGAAGCACTGAAGTACTTATTTCCTTCGAAAACTGACGACGAAATTGCAGCAATGCTTTCTGGTTTTCCGTTTAGAATGGTAGGTGAAGTACAAAGGGCATATTCCGCATTTATTGACTTAATAAATCAGGAAATGCGAACCCCACATCCTCAGCAGCCTAACTTACCGATGGCAGCTGATCCACGTTTGGATTTAACTCCATTCTTATATCGAACATTAGAAAGCTTACAAAAAGAGGTAACTTATGCAGGACGCTACCGCTCAGCAGACCCAATCAGCACCCCAGACATCCCCGACCCAGCAGAGCAGCTACGTGGCTCCTCAGACTCAAGCGGTTTCAGGGAATTCCCAATGGGTGGCTCCTTCCCAACCCCAACAGGCTCCAGCCCCAGTAGCCCAAGCCCAGATGGGGGTACAAGGGATTCAATACAACCCTACACAGTATCAGCCCCAGCCACAGCAGGCAGCCCCACAAGCGGAGAACCCTTACAAGGACGCATTCAACAGGGTAGTGGGACTCCTGAGTTCACCAGTCCAATTCCCGTTCCAGGGTCAACAGTCGACGGTGAGCCCAGCAGCAGACCAAGCCAATTACGGATACCAACAAACAACCCCATACAGCAATCAGGGTCAGCAGACTTATATGCCTTCGAGCAACAGCAACCAGGCATACTCCAACAGCTCTTCCCAAACTTCTCAAGAGATAACCAACGACCAGCTCCTAGCCAACGGGGTAAGCGAGGCAAGTCTTGAAGTAATTAATCACTTTGGTGCAGATGCTCCAGCAGTGCTTAACAACTATGCTTGTCAGTTAGAAGATTCATTAATAACAACAAATACTCAGTTACAAGAAGCTGTAAATCTTTTACAAGAAATGTCAACTGAGCATAAAGCATACGAACAGATTCTTACAGATCCTGACGTTTTAGCTGACTATACATGTGAGTTCTTTGGAGAGAATGGACCTTATCCAGTAGAGGATGATGCTCCTGCATATCCACAGGCTCCTACTTTTGCAGGTCAACAGCTACCTAACCCAGCTGCTGCACAAGGTCAAGCTCAAGCACAGGCTCCAGCAAGACCTCAGATGCCTGTTCCTCCACAGCCACAAGCTCCTCAAAATTCACAAGATTTTTGGAAGGACTTCGGTGGAGCAGCAGATAGAGATCCACAAAATGCTTGGAGATACTTAAATGCTGCACAGCAAAATCCACAAGTATTCCGTGAGAAACTTCTCGTAATGGAATAATAAAAAAGGGGTGATTTTTAAAATTTCACCCCATTTTATTTTTTAACTATGAAACACAAAAAAAAAGCCAGTACTACGGAAAAAGCAGATAAATTTTTACAAGGTATAGGAACTGCAGGTGGACCTATAGGTTCTCCACAGTTAATAGGTTTTGGTGGCACTGATACTATGTCACAATTAGCAGCTGGTAATAGAGATGAATATGCAAACATAAGAATGAGAGAAGGGGATACAAGAGTTGTGGAAGGTGCAAAAATGCCTTCTGACTTAGATGCTTCATATTTAAAACTAAATTTGCCAGGTTCTCCTTTACCTGCTAACGGATTATTAGCTCCACAAAACATGAGAGCTGCAGAACAAACTCAAGATATGATTAGAAGTCAGGAACAGATGTTCTTGGCAAAATTTATACCTGCAGCAGGACTTATGCAGTTACCTGTAGGTCAGCCTCCATTAGAATCAGGAAAAGGCAAGAAGTAAATGGAACACGCAAAAGCTAAAAAAGCTAAAGGAAAAGCAGAAAAAGCGTTAGCTCAAATGATGATGGAAGCAGAAATGGCTAAAGCTTCTGAAGCTGATTTACAGCCTGAAGATGGATATATCAATCCAATGGGACGTATTGGAGTAGTAAGACCAACAACATATTCTTTAACTAATCAATTAGACGGCACTACAACTCAATCAGTAATTAACCCAGAAACTTAAATAATCTCGTTTATTAAGGGTAAGTATAATTGTACTTAATGGAATTTATTTTCCAGTTTCACAGAACACAACTATGTGTTCGCTATCAGCAAACCTAGCTGACTTCTAAAAATGTTTATAGATAACGATTTTCCGAAGCTGCTTGGTGCCGAGTTATACAGACCTCATCCTGCGTATATCGTAGAAATGGCTTCCGAGCCAGTAGTGGTACATGACTTCACTAAACAGCCAGGGCAGACCGTTCAACTCGATAGATACAGATTCTTTGGAAATCCAGGTACAAAAACTTCTCGTGAGCGTACTCAGGACCAAACAATCGGAACTGCTAACAGCAGATCTATCGTAAAGGACAAGGTACTTGTATCTCTTAGGGAATATACAGGTCCTGCTGACCCTAATAATACAACTCTTCCTAGCACATTTAAGATTGCTAGAGAAACCCTAATGACAGCTCAGCGTCTATTGCTTGATACTGGAAACTTAAACATGTTCCATCAATCAATTGGTTCGTTGACCTTGTTAGACGATTACCGTAGATGGAGAGACAGAGTATTCATTGATGAATTATTCAAATCTGAATCTCGTGGTGCTTCATCTGATACACAGGGTGGATATTACTATCCAAACACAAAGACAAAGTCTAACTCAACAACATTGAATGCTTACTCTGCTACAGAATATGCTTCTGAAAGATTTAAGTTCAATGTAAAGACTGACCTTCTTGAGGTAGTTAAGAGTCTAAGAAAGCGTCACGTACCTGTATTCGCAGACGGATATTATCGTTGTATAGCAGATCCTTCATTCATGAAAGATCTAAGAGCCGATCAAGGCTTCCGTGAAGTAGCAAGATATCCAGGAATGGGTCAGGGTTCACCTCTTATGGGTGCTATGGCTCCTAACCAAGCAATCTATGCTGGTGGACAGTATGGACAAGCTCAGTTCGTAGCTGGTGAGCCAGTTATGCCTTCTGGATTCGTGTTTGAAGGAGTAAGATTCTTTGAATCTACAAACTTCCCATCTAAGACAATTACGGTCGATATTGGAGATGGAAACGGTGCATCCTCAAGAACAACTCCAGCAGGATTGTTCTTTGGTCCACAGGCAATTGGTGTTGGTATCGGTGGTCCTAACGCTCAAGTTCTAATTAATAACAATGATGACTTCTCAAGATTCATCATCCTTATATGGCAGCTATATGCTGGTTTTGCGAACTTGAATAAGGACTTCATTACCACTGCCTTCACAATTACAGAGTAATAGGAGGTATTAACTAATGGCGACTTACAAAAGTGACGCAGGAGCAATCCTAGAGCCAGGTAATCAGATTGGACGTTTATCATCCTTCAACCATGAAGGTGTTAAAGGTTGGCCTGGAGTTGAAGCATTCGAACTTATTGGATTCCATAAGGTTTCTACTAAGTCAGGTTCAAAAGCAAACCACAAGAGCTTCAATATCACAATCCCTTCTCCCGATCGTCGTCCTGATGATCGTGTACGTAATGACCGCAGCAGCTTAGTAGTAAATGCTAGTTCAGACAGACCAGCATACATCTATCAAGCTTCTATAGCTATAGGTCAAGACATCCCTTCAGGTGGTCTACCATCTTACCCTGCTTCCCCAGTGACAGCAGATATTGGCGGTACTAATACTGAAGTGATACTACTTGGTCCTGATAATGGTGGTGCTCCTTTAGGTGTTCCATCCACTCAGCAAAATGGTCTAGCAGCAGCTACAAGTACTTTGACATTCAGTGGTACAACCATTGCTCAAGGTACATCAAACGTATCTGTTGGTAAACTTCCATTTTGGACAGTAGTAACAGGTGGTGGTATTACTGCGGCTAACGCGGCTAATTCCATGATGTACAAAGTAACAGCAAACACAACATTTAAAATTTATAATGTTAATGCAGTTACTGATACTTCAGTTAATGGTGATGGTCTTTTCATCTCTGATGATGATCATGACGCAGGTAGAGCAGCATACATCGTATGTCGTGTTAACTACTTACGTCCAGCTGCAGGAGTAAGCTTCAGTGACATCCAAGGATTCATTGATTTTGCTTCTCAGGTAGGCGGTACAGATTCTTAATTCATATTCTTAGAATTAGTAAAAAGAGCGAGTCTTTATGGCTCGCTCTTTTATTGTCAAGAAAAATTTATTGAGTTATTCTAAATAAAGAAGGATTTTTTAAATTATGTTGTATCAACACAGAATTACTGGAGGAATAGTAGAAAAGATATCTCAACATGGAGAAGGAGTATCTATGGTCATAAATGCTAATGATGAGACTGAATATGTAAATGATGAAGATCTAATCCCATGCGTCGGTGCTACAGGAGAAAAAATAAAAACAGAAGAAAGATTAAAAGCAGAATTAGAAGCAGGTGGGGAAAAAGAACCAAAGGTAAGTAATAGAGAAACTTTTCCTGTTGATACTAGAATAAATATTAATACTGCAGGTGCTAGACAGATAGCAGATGCCTTACCTGGTGTAGGTTTAAAGACTGCTAGAGATATAAAAGATTTACAAACTACACTTTCAGGAGAAAGATTTACAAAACTAGAGCAACTAAGAGGTATTAAACGTATAGATTGGGATGAAATATTTAAAGAAAACTTAGTGAGAGTAGACTAGTAACAGGTAAATTTTACTTGTTTGAATGAAGCTTGATACCTTTTTACAATCAAAAGTACGTTGGCATTTAGGTTATAACTTAACTTCAATACCTGCTGGTGATCAGGCTAGGCTTGAAGAAGCACTAAATAATGTACAAGACTCTTTTTGGGTTAGTAAAATTGTTGAACAATTAGGTCGTTGTGATGAAGCTGAAAAGCGAACAGACATGACTGGAAGTATTAACAACGATACTATTCCAAGAAATAGAATAGAAAGTATTGCTGGTGACGTTGATAGAACAGTTGCAACTTCAGATTTTCGTGAAACTTTAAAGACTTGGACAGAAATTTATATTTATGAAACAGATAGATTAGCGATGCATTTATATGTCCCAAATTATAGAAATCCAGCACAAGCTAGATACAGATTTAATAGAGAAGGTGCAGAATTCATACAAGCTCTTCCAGGACCAGCAGACGTAGCTGTAGGTACAAGAATACTTTTAGAGGTTAATCATAGATAATGGTTTTACCTACAACTAAACTCGGATATACTTTAGGTATAAAAAGAGATAGAGATATTATTAGTCCAAGGGAAAGACAGAAAGCAAGTCCCTTCAAAGGTAGACGTATTAGAATGGCAGGAGAAAAGCGAGTAGATATATTTTCTGTTCGCCCTGATGAAGCACCTTTTTCTTATACAAAAGGTACTAATCTACCTAAACGATTTACTCAAACTTTAGACATTCCAATTGAAAGGGAGGAAGAAGACTAAATGGCTAACAAAAAAGGTAAAATGCCACCACAATTATTAGAATATTTTAAAAATAAAAATAAAAAGAAGGAAGATGGCAAGGACATGTCTGATAAAGAAAAGCGTAAAGAAGCTTTAGACAAGGCTACTAAAGCAAAAGATAAAAAAGACGAGAAGAAAGATAAGTAAAAAACCTTCCTATATAATTAAAATAAGTCCTATGAATAAATAACGTGGCAAGTAGTAGTTCAAACAAACAACCGTTAATGGTTGACCGCCCAGCAACAAACTCGACACTATGTACAGTTGCGTCGGGACAATCATTTCTAACGAGTTTAATTCCGACAGCTGTTGGTAATGCAACAAAAGTATTTGATGTTGACTCTGCATTAACTGATACTTCTATTAGTGGAGCATATATAGATGAGATTTGGTTTACATATTCAAAAAGAGCTATACAAAAACTTGATGCTGTAACTGCCACTACTGGTACATATTCAGCTACTGGTACTGTTTGCACAGTTACAGTTTCGGGAGGACATAATCTTGAAATAGGGCAAAAAGTATTTTTAGATTTTCTTACATACAACACGGGTGTAGTTCCAAAAGATGATACTTTCACAGTTGATGATACTTTAAACTTTACGGCTACAACTTTTGATGTAACAGTTCCATCACAGTCAGCAGCAAATGGAAATGTTGCTGTATCTTTACCAATAGATTTTTGTTTTTATCTTGTTAGTACAGGGACAATTACAAATATTAATCAATTTTTTCCTTTATTCACTCAAAGTATTCCTCAAGTAGCAGAAAATCAAATTTTAAGTACAACCTTAACCGAAAAATTACCTTTAATAAATCATCCTGTAGTTCAATCAGGAGCTGCTAATTTTGGAGCATCCAATAACGAAATAGCACCAAAACAGAGAGGTTTGATGCTTAGAAGAGGTCAGGCATTATATGTAGCTGCAAGTGGTTCTACTGCTTTAACAAATGGATTCTACTGTAACGTACAGGGTGGTTTCTATTAAAGATTATGTCATTCGGATTTAAAAAATTCGAAGATAAATCTAATTTCGAATTAAAAAATAATTTTAAAAATTTCGAGAATATTCCAAAAAAACCTAGTGTCTATCCAAGAGGCTCTGATGGATATGCGTTAGAGAGTGAAGTTAAATTTTATAATCAAGATTCTTTATGGACTAGATGGAGAAGAGGCTATGAATTATATACATTTACACAACAGATATTAGGGTCTACTGCTAAGGAAAGAGACAAAAGAGGAGACTATAGATTATTTTTTACTTTTCAGCAATTTCCTGGAGTTTTTATACCTGCAAGAATATTTACTTTTCCATCTACTAATCAAGAATTAGGTGAGCATATTTGTGGAATGCGAGATACAGATGGATTTAGTTTTTACGATTTTGGTTTACCAATATTAGATGTCAGATATTTAGCACCTCAAGTAAATGCTACTTACTCTCAAAATGGAACGACCTTAGTGGTTACAAAAAATGATCATGGTTTATTTTCAGGTGATGATGTTTATTTAGATATATCTACAGGTAGTGCGACAGATGAGACTTTAACAATTATAAGTAAGACACAGAATACTTTTACCTTGACTGCTTCTAGCTCTGCTACAACTTCAGGAAATGTTGTTTATCATAATTCAACAGAATTTAATGATACTCGTTGGAGGTTTGTAAGAGTAAAACTTAGATCTTTACCTACTGAAGTTGCTTTCTTAGCAGGAGAAAGAATGGCAGATCGAATAGTTGAAAGAGACTCTGGTATATCCTCTACATATTCAAGATCAGGATCTACAGTTACAGTTACTTGCAGTTCTGCTCATGGATTATCTACAGATAATAGAGTTTTTGTTGAAGTAAGTACAGGGGCTGTCTTATCAGGTAGATATACAATCGAAGTTACTAGTTCTACTCAATTTAAATTTACTACAATTCCTACTGGAACAACTTCAGGAAGTTTAAAATTATTTAGATTAATAAAAGGATTTAGATATGACGATTATGTCGGGTATACAGTAACAGGATCTGATGCTACAACAAATGAAATTATTTTTCAAAAAGCAGATAGCTATGGTGCAAAGACTGTAGATACAATAGCTAAAACAACTGTACCAGCTCATAGAGGTTTTGCAGTAGGAAGATTTTTAACGACAGAATTAAGATGGAATTGTTCTTGTCAAGATTTTTCTCGACGAGATAGTTATGATTTATTTAGCAGAAATAATCATGAGAAGTTTCCAGTAACTGCAATTCGAGATACAAAGCCAGGAAATATAATTCAGAATGATGGATCTATAGATGATAGAAGAGATGAACCTGGAGTATTTAGAGATCTAGGTTATGTGACTATAAATAATTTTTACGAGTTACCTGAATACGAAGATGAAAAACAAGATTCTTTTCAAAATTTACAATATTATCAACTTCGTTGGTGTAAGCATATCTACGCTGCTATGTGGTCAATACTCCATGATGAAGGTAATGAGCCACTTAAATTAGCAGCAAAATATAATCAAGATGGTATAAATATTACTGTAGATTTTGAGAATCATAATTTAAATAAAAACGATAAAATTCAATTAAATTTTACAAGTGGAAATGCAATATCAGGTGAATATACAATTACTGATGTTCCTAATCCTAATAGTTTTACTGTCGTTTATCCTTTCACACAAACTACAGGTGGTTATGTAACTGTTGAAAATTTAAAGAAACATGAATATGTTGGAGCATGGTTGTTAGAACCTAGTGATAAACCAATTGGAAAAGGATTAGAAAGTTGGGAAAAAAGATGGGCAAAAGAAAAAAGAAAAATGCAAGAAGCTGTTGAAGTATTTGCTTTATATAATCGATCAACGAAATGGGAGGGTAATAAAAATATTATTGGTGATTTCAACTTACCTCAAGATGTAGCTAATTTTGATCCTTCTGTCATTGCTATGACTTTGACTGATAGTTTAAAAAGAGATGAAACAGGTGGATTAAATAGATCAGGTAAAGCTTTAAATACTACAAATAGAATGATCGCAATGGTCAACAAATTATTTAATAAATCTCCAACAGTTTTAGATGATATAAAATTTGGAATTGTAAATAGACCACTATCGGAATTTACTAATGTTTTCGAAGCAGGATTATTACAAGCTGGAGATTATATAAATGGAGAACTATTAGATGCTGCAGCTAATACAAGTAACATGGATGCTGGAACATATAATCCAGAGACTGCCCAAGATACAGTAGTAGATGCAGGACTATATATAAATGTCTAATTATGGCAGTACAAATTCAATCTCGTAGATCAAGCACAGCACATGACAGACCTTTTCCAATAAGATTAGGAGCTGGTGAATTAGCGGTTAATAATAATAGTGTAAGTCCAGGTTTATTTTTTGCAGATAATACTGCATCTCCGAGTACAGGTTTAATTAAGGTAGGTCCTGTCCATATTGGATCTACTGCACCTAACAATTTACCTGCTGGATTCACCTCATCAAGTAAAGGAGAAACTTGGCTAGATACCGCCAGTACACATATATTAAAAATTCATGATGGATCTGCGTTTCAAATTGTAAAAGCAGTTGCATCTGTTTCTGCTGGATTACCAGCTAATCCTGTTAATGGTCAATTAGTTTGGGATACAAATAGTGGAGGAGCCTTAAAAATATATTTGTCTTCGATTAATAATTGGCAAGCTGTCTAATTATTTGTTTAATAGATGATCTAAAATTCTATCTAATTTACTGTGAACTGCTTGCATTTCTCTTAAAAAATCTTCTTTTAATACATAATCATGTAAAACTTCATATTTTAATTTTTCTACGTTTTTTTCAATATTTTCAAATCTTCTATCTAATTTTTTATTAAAATTACCTAAAGCCCTTGATATACCAGCAAAGGCTCCAATACTCCCTGAAATAATAGCTGCAATGACTTGAGGTTCCATAATTTAATTATAATGGTAGGCACAGTTTAAAATAGATAATTATATGTAATTAACATGGCAACAGGGTACGAACCAAATATACAAGGAGCTATTGCTGCACTAAGAGATTTGATGATAGCTAATAATGTGAACTTAGCACGTGAACCATATGAGCCTAATTACAGAGGATTAGTAGATGCAGTAATTGATTTAAAAGAAGGCTTTCCAACATTTGCTCCTGCTCAAGTTACGTTCAATGCTGTTGCATTTGAGAATGTTACTGAAGGCGATGCTTTATATATGAGAACATCAGACGGAAAAGTAGGTAAAGCCAGTGCTGCAGATGGAACTATAGAAAATGCATTTGTAATTGGATTTGCAAATATATCTGCTCTTACTGGTGAATCATTACAAGTTGC